GTCGCAAGCTGGCCGCGTTCGATGAGAACCTGCAAAGTCAGCTGGCCAGCGCGAAGCAGGGCCTCGACAACAACCTTGCCGGCGTCGGCCTGGGCGATGTCCAGAGGCAGCGCTTGCAAGAACAGCGCAGCATCCAGCAGTCCTACCAGTCACAGCTCGACAAACTGACCTCGGACTACAACAAGAGCAACAAGGACCAGTTCAGCACAGAGCTTTACGACAAAGAGACAGCTTCGCTCAAGAGCGCGCTTGATCAGCGATTGGCGATGCAGCGGCAATACTACGTCGATGTCGATAAAGACCAGTCCGACTGGACTAACGGCGCCTCGGCGGCTTACAACGATTACCTGCAAAGCGCCAAAGACGTGGCCGGGCAGACTAAAAGTCTGTTCTCGAACGCGTTCAGCGGCATGGAAGATGCGATCGTCAATTTCGCTCTGACTGGTAAGGCTTCTTTCGGGGATTTTGCCAAATCAGTCCTCGCCGATCTGGTGCGGATCGAGGCTCGTCAGGCGACATCGTCAGGGCTCAGCGCTCTGTTCGGGCTGGCATCTTCCGCGGCAGGTGCTTATTTCGGCGGCTCTACATCGGCTGGCTCGACGCAGTCTGGGTACACCGGTGCGGCTTACCAAAGCTGGCTTTCCTCGCAGCATTGGGATGGCGGCTACACCGGCGACGGCGGCAAATATCAGCCGATGGGCGTCGTTCACGGCGGCGAGGTCGTCATCCGTAAGGAAGTCGTTCAACAGCCTGGGATGCGTCAGTACCTGGAACGCCTGAACAAAAACGGCAAAGGCTATGCCGATGGCGGCTACGTCGGTCTTTCATCCGGCGGTTCCGGATCGTCTGCAGCGCCGGCCGCTGGTGGTTCTATTGTCATTCAGCAAAACTTCACGGTCGACGGTGCTGGCAACAACACCTCTGACCGCGACATGCAGGCTGTCGGCCAAGCTTATGCCGATACCGCTAAGCGCGGAGCACAGCAGGCTATCGCGGAAGAGCTTCGGCCAGGCGGCGCAATTTGGAGAGTGGTCAATGGCCGTTGAGACATTCACCTGGTGCGAGCGACTGGGCGTCACCAGCTCGCCCGAATACCGCACCCGATCAAGCAAATTCGGGAACGGCTATGAGCAGGTCGTCGGTGACGGCCCGAATAACAAGGTCGAGGTATGGCCTCTGACGTTCGTGGTCCGCGAGGCGGTGGCCTTGGACATCAAGGAATTCCTTGATCGGCACGCGGGCTTCAAGTCGTTCTTCTGGACGCCGCCACTCGGTGAGCTGAGCTTCTACCGCGCCTCGGCACCGTCCATCTCGCCGAACGGTGCGGGGTTTTACACGCTGACGACCACTTTCACCCAGTCATTCCTCCCATAGGTTTCAAATGCCGCTGATCAAAGATATCCAGGTGCTTGAGCCAGGTAGCGAGGTGCTGTTGTTTGAGTTGGACGGCTCGGATTACGGCGCCGACGTGCTGCGGTTCCACGGTCACGCGATTCCGTACACCGCTATGGAGTTGATTGCCGCTGGCGCTGATGCAGACCAGCTGCCCGCCAAGGCTATTTGGTGGCAGGGCAATGAATATGGTGCTTGGCCGATGCAAATCGACGGGATTCAGGCGACTGGCGATGGCACCGCCGTACGCCCGACGCTCTCGGTTGGCAACGTGAACGGCCGCATCACAGCGCTGTGCCTGGCATTCGAGGATCTGCTCGAATTCAAGTTGACCATGCATCACACGCTGGGCACCTATCTGGACGCCGAGAACTTCCCTGCTGGAAATCCAGAGGCAGACCCAACTCAAGAATCCGTCGAGGTCTGGTATCTGGACCAGAAAACTTCGGAGAACGGCTCGTCGGTGTCATGGGAGCTTGCGAGTCCTGGAGACGTTGGCGGCGAATCCATTGGCCGGCAGATGACCACGTTGTGTCACTGGTGCCTTACCGGCGGATATCGCGGGCCGAACTGCGGCTACACCGGGCCATACCGGGACAAAGACGGAAACCTGACTGACGATCCCGAGAAGGACGAATGTGATGCCACCCTCGCGCGCGGCTGCGTGCCACGTTTCGGGGACGGAAATCAGCTTCCTTTCGGTGGTTTTCCTGCCGTATCCCTGATCGCCCGGAGCTGACCATGCTGAAGCACATATTGAAGGCGGTGCAGACTCATGCCGCCGCCGAATACCCGCGCGAGTGTTGCGGCCTGCTGATCAGCATCGGTCGCAAGCAACAGTACGTTCTGTGCGCCAATACGGCGACCGATCCCAAAGAAGAGTTCCGGATTGCTCCGGAAGATTACGCCGCGGCTGAAGACCAGGGCGAAGTGATCGGCATCATTCACTCGCACCCGGACGCGACAAGCAGGCCTTCGCCGCGCGATCTGGCAATGTGCGAAGCGACTGAACTGCCTTGGCATATCCTGAGCTGGCCCGAAGGCGACCTGCGCACGATTGTCCCGACGGGGCACACGCCCTTACTCGGTCGTCCGTTCGTGCACGGTGCCTGGGATTGCTGGCAGGTCTGCGCTGACTGGTACAAGCGCGAATGGGGGTTGGAGTTTGAAGCCTTCAAGCGCGATGACGGGTGGTGGGAGCGGGCCGACGGCCCGAGCCTGTACGAGCAGGCCTACGAGGCCGCCGGCTTCGAGCGGGTCGGCACGCCACAGCGCGGTGACATGATTGTGATGGAGGTCGGGCGCACCAAACACCCGAATCACGCTGGCATCTACCTCGGCGCCGATCCTGCGCTGCCCGGCGAGTCAACGGCAGTTCACGGCGCAGGTCCATTCCTGCTGCATCACATGTATGGCAAGCCTTCCGAGATCATCGTGTTCGGTGGTCCTTGGCATGACCGAGCACGCCTTATTCTCAGGCACCACGACGCGAAACAGTGAGCGGCGAGGCCGCATAGGTGAGCCAAATGAAGGATTTATCGGAATGGCTGACCGAGCAAAACTTGGCTGATCTTGCTCGGTTCGCGAGTAGACCGCCCGAAGAACTCAGAAAGGTCATCGTGACGGATGTCATGACTGAGGCGGCCATGGATTACATCCAAAGCTTGTATGATCCGCTGCTGTCGACCCACCTCTTAGAAGAGGTTTTCCGGATTATGGCAGTTCTTCAGCCAAAGGATCAGGCAGGGAGAGCAGCGACTCTTTCACTTTCTCAGAGATAACATCCATTCGCGCAAGTACCTCTGCAACGGCTTCAGGCGGTACATCAGGATGCTGTATCAGGCCCGCAAATAAGCTTAGCGCCGAGAAGGTGGTAATCAGTCCAATCGATAGTTGCTTGAGGCTGTGGAGCGTAAATTCCTTTATAACCTGAGAGTCGTCCGTGTTTCGCCGCATGACGTTTGACGCTTGAGCCGCTTCTCTACCCTCGGGGGAGGGGTACCATTGCCAGTGAGCGACTTCATTCCGGAGCAGTGATAGCTTGCGGTACTCCCCAATGGCGGTGCCCAGGCGTGCGTTCAGCTCGCTGCTGATCGACGGTTGTTTTGCCTTGGCAAGATCTATGATGGCTTTAGTCATTCCCCCAGCTTTCAGATTTAGCGATTGCACTAAGATGTAAGCAGTATCAACTGAGACCCCGGCCAGCGCGACAAACAAGTCAAGTAGCGGCTGGTCACAAAGAGCGTGGTTGATGACAACCTGCCCGATTTCCTGCTTCATTGCGTCGCTAGGCCCGGCTCTGTAGCCCCACTCTCCAGACTTTCCATTACTCACATTGACCTCCTAGGTCATATTGCCCCGGTCCATGGGCTTGCAGGCAACGGCCGTGGCGATTCGTTGGAGGCGAAAAGCTACTACGCCGTGTACCACCGCTGTTACTGATCGTTTGTCCAGCGCTGGATGGGTAGACAGGCCGGTGATACGCTCAGCCCTTTCTTGTTGAGGGATCATCATGCGGGTGTTGGCAGGGGCTATGGCTGTAATGTTACTGGCGGGATGTGCGAAGTCCATAACGGAACTGCGTCAGGCTGGGCCCGAGGCAAGGTTGTACTCCAGTAAGTCGGTGGACGATGTATCCAAATGTATTGTTTTTGCGTGGCAAGGGTTCACATCTTATGGGGACCACCTTGAAGTATTCATGCTGCCGAGTCGGGGCGGAGGTTCTACCGTATTCACCCGCCAGAACCAGTTCGTGGTTGATGTCGATCCAACTCAAGGGCGGACGCAAGTACTCTTTTTTCAGAGCGGCGATGGCAACATGAGCCGAACTCTGCTCGGAAATGTTAAGTCGTGTCTTTAAACAGTCTCAGAGACTCTGTCTTTCAATGTGAGGGATCATCATGCGAATTCTGATTGGGGCACTTGCAGTCGCCCTGCTGGCTGGCTGTGTAGCCAAGCCTATGAGCGAGGTTCGGCAAGAGGGACCACTCAAGATCCTCTATTCAAAGAAATCCGATCGAGCTTTGGCGCAATGTGTGCAATACGAGTGGCAAAACCAATCGCTCTTTGGGGTAACACCCGAGGCGACAATGCAGCCCGGTCGAGAGTCGGGATTCACGGTATTCACCGCCGCGTCTGAGTATTTTGTGGATATAACCCCTGGGGGTTCAGGATCGGTGGCCAAGTACTATGTGATAACTGGTAATTGGATAGCCAATGCCAGACTTGAAAAACTGCAATCTTGTCTGTAACCGGAATCGTCCACAAAAACCCGCTGATGCGGGTTTTTTATTGGAGAAAATATGGCTGTGCTCTACACACCTATGACCGTCATAAAGTTGTCGGGATCTTTGGCAAAGCGCTTTGGTCGAGAACACCGTCGGTTGATCGACAGTCAAAGTGTTTGGGAAGCGTTCAGAGCATTGAAGGCCACTCTGGAAGGGTTTGACGATGAGGTCAAAAGGCTGGATCGCCTAGGCCTTCGGTTCGCTATTTTTCGAAACAAGAAAAATACTGGGGTTGATTCATTCGAGCTGTCTGGAACCCGCGAACTTCGCATTGTGCCCGTGTTGCAGGGCAGTAAGCGCGCAGGATCACTGCAGACGATTCTTGGGGCGGTTCTGATAGTGGTGGGTTTGGTGATCACCGGCGGCACCTTTGGCGCTGGTGCTCCATTCGGCTCTGCGCTCATCACGTTAGGTGGGTCCTTGGTAGCTGGCGGCGTGATCCAGATGCTTAGCCCCCAGGCGAAAGGGCTCAGCCAAAGCGCATCGCCGGACAACTTGCCCTCGTATGCCTTCGGCTCTGCAAAGAACACCACCGCAAGCGGGAATCCGGTCCCGATTTGCATCGGCGAACGCCGGTGGGGCGGCGCGATCATCTCCGCTTCGATCCTAGCCGAAGACAAAACCTGATCCTGACCTGAAAG